ACCAACTTACCGAACTTCCCCCCCTATAGGGGGTATAGGGGGGTGGTAAGTAACCACCACCCCCTATCCCAAATAACGTAACGACAAGGAGTAAAAGCTAATGCCAAAAGTAGGCGAAAATCTACCACAAGAACAAAGATCAAAAGGGCTTAAAAGATTAACTCAGAAACAACAAGATTTTCTGGATAACTTTATGCACAAGGATATGACACAGACTAACGCAGCTCGACAAGCTGGTTACAGTAATCCGTCAGTGGATGCAGTAAGGTTGCTTCGTAACGAAGTCGTGCAGGAACGATTTCAAGAGATGCAGGAGGAAAACAGAAGTCGATTTGGTGTAACGATAGATAAGTCTGTTCGGGATCTGTTAAAGATCCGTAACGAAGCTTGGGAGTCAGGAAAGTTTGGTGAGGCTATTCGGGCTGAAGAACTACGTTTAAAGGCTACTGGATTGCTTGTAAACAAGGCTCATGTACTACATGAGAAAGTCGATAGCATGACGAAGGAAGAAATACTGGCTGAACTCCAGAATCTACAACAAAAAGCACAGGATCGGATGAAAAAAGCTAACGTCACTCACATACACCCAAAGAAGATAGGCAAAAGTAGTTAAATATGGGTATATATGGGTCTGCACTTGCTGTGGTCTGGCACGGGATCTCCGAACAATTTCTATGGCGCACAGGTAATCGGGCTGTGATCGGGCTGTAATACGAGCAATTGTTCGGAGTTGCGCTGCTAATCGGGTTGGTTATCGGGGGTTGATCGGGCTACCATCGGGCTTCTGTTTGGCTTCCAGCCTAGGTTTGAGCTGGTGAACCCTTCGGGTCAGGTGAAGGATCGGGCTGCGCGAATCCCCGTCCAGACGTGAATACGCACAATTGTTCGTACTCACGCACGGGTGAGCCTGGCTCGCCTCCAGCCCTGACTCCGAACAATTGTCCGCGCTGTGCTGCTGTTGGCAGCGGACAGCACCTGAAAAAAAATTAATAAAAGTTAATATTAACAGTTGACAGGTAGAAATCATTACTATATTATATATACATATTCAGCCATAGGAGATTAAAAATGGATATTAAAAAAGTAGAAGCAGTAGCTGACTTCATGGATCTTAACGAAATCGGCAAGGCAAACATCACTCATCAAGATGACCATTATTACACTTACGGAAATGAAGAATACATGGTTTTGACTGATGAAGAAGCAGACGATAAGGTAAAAGAATACATCAAGGAAACAGTTTGGGCATTCAATCCAACCTTCTTGTCTGACCATTCAGGTATTGATGAAGAAGTTTTTATAAAGTTGCAAGAAAGTTGCGAGACTGCAAATGACGCAATTTTTAAGTTGATTAAAAACTTTGATAATCTTGTTAAAGATGCCATCTATGTAGATGGAAGAGGTCATTTCCTAGCTGGTTATGATGGCAACGAGAACGAACAAGGAGACTTTTACCTTTATCGTACAAACTAGATCGGGCAGGTTGCCCAGCAACAATCGGGATCGGGGTAACCTGCTCCCGATTTTTTTTGTGCTGGTGACAACTGGACTTCCTGTGGTTAGGTTAAATACGAACAATTGTTCGAACTCAAATACCAGACAAAAAAAAGAGCCGAGATGGAAAGGATTCTCGACTCTTTTTTCATGCTCTCACATTAACTGGGGGAGTTGCTATTTTAGGTCTGTGAACCCCCTACCCCGAACTTTCGACCTCATGTTGTGGGGGGTTTCTTTTTGAGTCATGCAACCCCACCCTGTAAAACTTCGACTACACCTAGTTTAAGAACCTCAGTTTTAAATGCCGATCCTAAGATCTCGTTCTAAAGACGCAAGTGCCTTTTGCATTGTGACGGGATACTGTAAACCATTACTGTCATGCCGTCTTTTATATATATAGCAATCATTACAATTAATGTCAACACCTAAATTAAAAAAAAATTAAAAAAAAGTTGTTGACTTATATTATGTAATGATTACTATATAGTTATGTTAATCAGCCAAAGGAGAAACAAATGATTAATTATGAAGATAAAATTATGAAAGAGATTGGAACATATGTTCTTTCATTGACTCAAGTAGATGCTGGTTGGGAAGAGATTAAACAAAAAACTGGCATCACTCATCATTTTGCCGAACACATAATTAATAAATATTATGAAATAAAAAAAGGAGACGATAATGGATAGTTGGGAAATAGCATTGGCAGTAGTGCAAGCCATCACCTTTTGGGTGATGGTTTGTGCAGTAGTTATAATCGTACCATTTTAAGGAGGTAGCAATGATAAAAATATATATGAGAACTGTTCACGAAGATAATGGAGTTACTAAAACTTTCGGAACAGATATGAATGTGCAAGATTGGAAAAAAGAACAGAAGAGCTGGGAGGAGGAAGGCTTTTCTTGTGATAACGATTCTATTGAAGAAATAGGACAGATCGGAGTAAAAGAGGACATTTACTCTTTGATAGAAACTATTAATATGCACACTAATTGGGGTGGGAAATAAAAGAATAGAAGGGAGGAGCTGAAGCTGGGCGAAAGCCCAGTTTCTTTTTTATCCTGTAACCGAACAATTGTTCGTATTCAACAAGGAGGCAAAGTTGATTAAAGAAACAGAAGGCAGATTCACCTGTACAAATTGTGGTCATGTTTATAGCTCGATGCTTGGAGATGATGAAATACCTGAGACCTGTAATAAATGTAAAAAAAATAAAAAAAGGTGTTGACATCTTGTGTAGTAATGATTACTATATAAATATATCAAACAGCCAAAGGAGATAAACATGGCAAATTATTGTTTCACAGATGTCCCTGAAGAGGGCAACAAGTTTAGGGTAGCAAAGATCATAGAGAATGAGTCAGGTTACTATCCTCTTACCAAAGCCAATCCTGATGATCCACATGAGATCGACAAGTATGTTGGTGACGAAGATCATGTCAGAGCAGTGGTCGATACCATGAACAAACATCTTGGAGTGGATAGTGACAGAGAGTGGGAGATAAAGTTTTCCACCATGCACAACATAAAGTAACAAAAACAGGCTGGGTTCTCCCAGCCTTTTTTACTGGCTGTTTCCGAACAATTGTTCGTACTCCTGTAGCCCGATTCAGTTGCTGTAAAAAAATAAAAAAAATAAAAAAAGATGTTGACTTATGTAGTAATCAATACTATATATATATTAAATCAATTTCAGCCAAAGGAGATATTAATGCAGAAAAAGATTTATTTTGCTTACGGAGCAAACACAAACAAACAAGCTATGGCACGAAGATGCCCTAAAGCTAAACCAATTGGTGCAGGTCACATTGTTAACTACAAATTAAAGTTCAACAATGTAGCAGACATCGTAAAGGTAGAAGATCATATCCATGATGTACCTTGTGTAATATGGGAGATCACACCTGATTGCGAGAAGGCACTTGATCGTTTCGAGGGATTCCCATCATTGTATAGGAAGATTGATGTAGAAGGTTATATTGGTTGTCAGTATAACACAGACTACAAAGGTTTTGCTTACAAGATGAATTACTCAGGGTTTCATACACCGAGTCCATATTACGTCAAAGGGATTCGTGACGGATTGAAAGGATTCTGGGAAGAGTTCTATCATGATGATATTGATGCACACATAGATCAAGCCATCATCAAAAGCTTTCGTCAGAGTGAGAGATTCACTGTCCAACCAAGAATGGTCGGAGGTAAGCAGTGGAGATAGTTGTCTCCTAGGCAAAAGCCCAGCTCTTCGGAGCTGGGTTTTTTCTGGTGTCGGGTCGAACAATTGTTCGGACTGGCATCGGATCGGGCATGACGCTGGACTCGAATCTTTGGTTTGAGTCACCTGAGTTATAAATATAGGGTGGGTGAAAAAAAATTTTTTTTTCGAAAATTAAAAAAAATGTAATAAAATCAATAACTTAATCGCAGCTATAAAAAAAAGTTACAATTATTCGTATTTAGATATTGCAATCATTACATAAAAAGATTATATAATACTATATATTGCAAAGTTAAATTTTATGGAAAGGTTAAAACAATGCAAAATTTATTTACAAATAAAACAATAGCCGTTGGTCTAGAACCTGAATGTGTAGGTGTATCACCAAATCAAATGAATGCTTATAACACTAGATCAAATCTTATTAATGGTCTTTCATATAAAAGTGATCCTAGTGTAGGCACTGAGGCAGATCTTCCCGTATTGGCTGATTGTCAATTTACAAGAGATTATATGGATAAAGTTTATAATCAAATTCAATCACAAGGTGGTAGGGTTAATGTTAAATGTTCTACACATATTCACTTGTCGACTATGCCTATTAAAGCAGGTTTAACAAATGAAGAATTTTCAAGACGTTCTACAGAGATGCGACAAGCTGACAGAAATTATTTATTAGATCAAAATAAACTTAATCAATTATTTGATACTAATACATCTTCAAGAATACCATTAGAAGTAATGAAAGATATTTTATACAGAGTATCAAAGCATATAGATTTCTTTCATTCATGTTTTGCTAAATCTAGACGTGATGATGGTGGTTTCTGTAGAGCAGCTAATAGACCAAATGGTTATTGGTCAAGAAAACCTGCTAGTGTTACTCAAATTCTAAATGCAAGAGTTACACAGCATGATTTAGAACGTGTTCAAAATCATACAAATGGTACAAGAAAATATAGTGCTGTAAATCTACAGCATTATAACACAAAAAAGACTGTAGAATT